ATGCCGGAGCTGGAAGAAGATTTGGCAGAGGAACTTGTAACTTTTTTTGAGCTGGAAGAGGAAGAAGGGCTTCGGCTGGAACTGGAACCGGAGATAGAAAGTTTAACGCCGGAAACTTTTTTAGAAGAGCTGGAACTGGATCGGTAACTGGAGGAAGATTTGGAACTGGACCGGGAACTGCTGGAGCTGCTGGAACTTCTGCTGTTTAGTAAACCCATAAGAGAGAGGAGCCTCCTTTAAAGTGTAATTGTGGAGATGCCTGCGGCTTTTAAGATCTGGCAGGCCTGGAGCCAGGAGATGGAAGGAGATTTGTCCTGTAAATCAGCCCTTGACCAGCCATTGAGGAGATTATCTTTGATAATTTTTGGATAGTCCCGGTAGCAGTCATTGAGATCCACCGGAGTCGAAATACCGTCACAGTGCCCGATAAAGCCTGGAATATTGCCATGATGCTGCCACATGCCATAATCACCCTGATAGGTACATTTGGAAGCATATTGGGCCACCCATTTATCGTATTGGGATAACTGGCAGTCGAAAACCCAATTTTGCAGCCAGTCGGTGGAGCTGTAAAGAGCGGCATAATAACCGGCATTTTGGAGGGTATCTAAGAAAGCTTTGATCATATCGGTGCGGAGCTGTTTATTTTTAACAGCCCCCCATTTTCCACAGGGGCTGTCATATTCCTGATCCATATAGACAGGGTAGGCAGGCTTTAAACCTTTTAAAGCCTGTAAAAACGCCACAGCCTCCTGTCTGGCTTCTGAAACGGTGACAGCATCACTCCACCAGTAAGCGCCCCAGTCCAAACCGGCGGCGAGGACAGCAGGAAGATATTTTTGCCGGAAGGTATCCATAGCCCGAAAACCCTGGCCGGCTTTAATAATGACATAAGAACAGCCGGCATTTTTAACTTTTAAAAAATCAATATCCCCTTGATGGCTGGAAATATCAATGCCTTTGGAAACGGTCAGCATGGGGTTGAGATTCCTCCTTTGCGGTTAAAAGTTCAATGGCATTCTGCATAACGGAAGGCCAGGGAATCCCCATAAGGCCGAGATTTTCGGCTAAAGAGAGGAGTTCGTTGGCTAAAAAGGCCATAATAACGGCGCCGCGCAGGTAATTTAAGCTGAAAGCCAAATCCAGTTGATGGGCCACAAGGACAGTGAGGAACATAGCGCCTTTTTTAAAAAGGCCCTTTAGGCCGGCCTGGGAGCTGGCAGCACCATTTTCTGTTTTGGGGCTGCGTTTCCAAACCAAAGCAAGGAGCAAACCTGTTAAGTAATCAGCCCCCATGGTGCAGGCGAGGGCAGAAAGCCACACATCAGCGCCGCCGAAAGCGGCCAAGACGGAGCCGCCTAAGGAAGCGGCAGCAGCCAGTAAGAAAGTTTTTGCAGTATTGAGGCAGTCAGGAAACAGAGAGCGCATAAGAAAGAACCTCCAATCAGCGGTATAAGATGACGCCTTGACCAAAGTAGTAGCCATCGGATAAAAGGTTTTCGGTTAAAGCTTCGCCGCTGCTGTTGACGAGAACTGTCATAGCAGACCGGGCAAGATTGATCATAGGCCAGCATTTTATTTTACGCATATCGTTTGGATTTTTATTGTAGTTTGTAGGATTGCTGGGCATATAGGCAAGGAGTCCAAAGAGATAGGCATTGGATAAGGCGAAACCGCTTAATACAGCGATTTCAGGGCTGGCAGAATTGGAACTGCTGGCGATACGCTGGACCCTCGTTTGAAAGCCGAAAACAGCGATGGGGCCGAAGCGGCGGCAGACTCCCATTTTTTCAGAGTTCATGAAACATCTGGAAAGGCGGTCATTGACCTCGGGTTTAAATAAGAGGTTATCCGAAGCCTCGACGCCATCCCAGGCGACAGGCTTTAAATCGGTATACCATTTTGCCATTTTCCCTAAAATCGTTTCGAAGGATTCGCCGCTGGCAATATTTGCGCGGTCAGCAGCCTGGGTAAATTCGGTAGAAACACCTTTGGAGCCGGTTGGACTAAAAGGACCATACATTTTAAAGAATCAACCTCCTTTAGCGACAATATAGATAGCATCAATAGCCTGAGCAGGGGCAGCTTCAGCCCGGAGGCGGAATTTGCCGGATAAGCTTTGGACAGGGGCAAAACGGGCCGAGAGAGCGGTTTGAAAGGATTGGGGGAGGGCAGTCACCGAAACATAATCCTGATCGGATAAATCGGGGACGGCAATATCTAAGAAAGCGGGATATTCCGGAACAGAAGCATCGGTACTCCATCCCTCGGCAGGGATAATAAAATTTTGTTTTAATATAGAGGACTGTTTTTGAGATAAATGGTTCTGGATTTCGTCCAAACTGGAATCGAAAGCGTCAGCCAGTTGGGAAACAGCAGTACCAGCCAAATCCGCTTTTAAGCGGATTTGTTTGATATGCTGGCATAAGAAGGACAGACCGGAATCCAAAAGCAGTTTATATTTTCTGGCCATCCAGCCGAACCTCCTTTATTATGGATTTTGGGTTTCCGCGGCAGGGTTGTCCGAGTTGGAGTCCGCAAAAAGCTGGGCAATTTCTTCTTCGGTGTAGTCCTCAATGGAAAGCTGTTCCGGGAAATCGAAAGAAAAAGCGGGGGTACCGGATTTATCGGAAGCGGTATAAAGGTTTATAGTAGAACCGACAATTTCGCCGCTTTTAAAGGCGGAATTCACATTTTGTTCCATTTGGGCAAAAGCAGTTTTCGAGGTAAAATTGGCTTTAATTTGTTTTGCCAGATTGACAATGGTATCTCTGGTAACTAAATTTTTTCCCATAATAAAAATCCTCCTAAAAAGAACTTATAAATGAATGGTTAATGGATCAGGCTCTTGAAAAATCTGCCCTACGGCATGGGAAACCTCCTCCTCGTCGGCAAAATCTTCTTGTGTCGCGACAGAACCGTCCAATTCCAGGGCGCCCTGGGGGTTAATTTCCAAGCCTTTGCCCAAAGGGATGCCAGCGGCCTGGCTGCTGCCGTCCCAAGCCCGGTATAAAGCGACCCAGGCTTGGATTTCAGCAGTTGGGATACGTTTGGCAAAGAACCGGAGGAAGCCGTTAAAAGTCTGGCAGCCGCTGGCCATACCGGCAGTTCCGGCAATGTCATAGAAGCCGGGGAGGCAGGCGCCATTGGGGGAATCGGTGTCATTGACTTTTGCAGGAACATCACATATATAAGGGAACCCGGGAACATTATCCTGTGCCTGGTGCCATAGGGAAACAGGGATGGTCACTAAAAGGGTGCCGCGATATTGCTGGCTGGTATGCAGGTTTACAGCTTCCTGAACGATGGCGGAAAGGATACTTGCATGGGCCTTGACATCTTTCTGATGGGAGAGTAAAGCCTCATTGACTTTGTTTTGAGCACCCTCCGGGGTTTCGGCGCCGATTTGTTTTACAGAAATGCCGTGGGGGTTATCCTTGCTGACAATATGGTTTTTGGTTTCAGCAGTGAACATGCCTAAATTGCCGCCGGAGAAACCGATAGCGGCAGCGCCGTTTTCCCCAGCCAGCTCATCAATGAGGGGATTCAGGGATTGGGCAACGATATTGCGGATCAGGCGGTCGAAAACCATTTTATTTTCGGCGGCAGTACCAGTAAGCTTATCAGGGGCGCTGATAACACCGGTCCGCAATACAGAATCGGTAATTTTTTTATTGGCCAGCGCCATAGCATCACATCCTTTTTCTAAGATTTCACATAATTGCCGACGATATAGCGTTTGATAATGCCGTAAACGCCGAAGCCTTCATTGAGGGCATTATTTTCCACAATGATTTGCAAAGTGATATATTTTTTAATTTTGGTGTTAAAGGGGACAACTCTTGGTGCGTCATTGGAGCTGAATTCCAAGCGGTTAAAATCAATATCCTCCCAATTCCAAATATCCATAGTAGAATACTTGATCAAGCGAGGGAAACATTCTTTATCGGAACGTACAAGGACGCGGACAGAAGAACGCATATAAGGCTTGATCATAACGCCGCTTCCTTTTTTGATCAAAGTTTTCCGGAGCATAAAGTCGCCGTCATCATCCGCTTTAGTAGCCCATTGAGCAACGATAGGCTTGCCGTCGTCATTATATTTGTAAATGCCATTGATATCGGTATTAAAGCGGCAGATCCGGCCATCTGCGGACCCGAACCATAAATCCCCATCATGCTCCATGAGAGCAACGGCAGGGATATTATCCCAGTGATAGCAGCGGTAGCAGTAATCGCTGGAGAACTGGCGGGTATTTTCTTTTACGGAATTGCCGTCCAGGATATAGGCTTTGTTGTTGACAGCCAGAACATAATAACCGTTCCATTCCACGCTGCAAGCGTTTTTGAGATCCGGTTCTTTGGTTAATTGTGCATCAATGAAATAGCTGCGGCCCCGCAGGGTGCGTTCAGCAGTAATCACATTGGAAGTGATTGCATAGATACCGGTGCGGGATAAGAAAAGGGGTTCATCCTTGAGGGTAGCGAAAGCATAAGGGCTGACAGCGCCGACGCCGGCAATGCCCTGGAGGAGGGGGAACACAGCTCCGGCAGCAGCGCTGGCAGAACCGGAAGAAGCCACCTGAGCGCTTCTAAGGAAAATGGTACTGTCCTGTTGGTTTTCCTCTTTGACGACGGCTAAAAATTCGCCTAACCTGTGGTATCCCATAATTGCGGTTTCCTCACCGCCAACTTTGGAATAATTGAGGTCAGCCACATAACTGGGGTCATTGAGGCCGGAAAACCAGTCTGTATTACGGCGGTCGGGATTTCCGGCAAAGAAAATGCGGTCATTGGAGCCATACCCATAGCCGGCAGCAATAGTACATTTTTGGATCCGTCCGGCATAGCCTTCATACTCCTTGCTGAAGGTAATAACGAGGTTATCCCGTCCTGTGACAGGGGGCGCGGGAGGAGCCGTTTTAAAAGTGACAGTTCCTTTTACCAAATCGACCGTATAATCGGTGCCGGGGGATTTCACAGCATCATTGCAGACCACCTTGTCGACACTTTTCAGGTTGGTAGCAGAAAGCTGGTAAACGGTAGCCGAAGTGGTCAGGAAGCTGTTTTTTTGTTTGGCACCCAGCAGGTTAATATTTTCATAAGGAGTGCCGCCTCCAGTAGGGCTTCTGGCGATGACGACGGTAGGGACATAAGCGATTTCAGAAACATTTTTACAGCGGAGCTTTTTAGCGGAGAGGTCATTTTGTTTATCTTCATCTGCGGGGGGAATATCGTCCTTGCTGGCAGAGGAATTTGTTTCTTCATTATCGCTGAACAAGCCATAAACGATATATTCGCTGCCGGTAAGGAGCCAGAATTTTTCGTTCATAATGAAGCCGCTGCCTTTTCCGTTGCGGAGGCCGGAGCGGATCAGGAGAGGGGTAGATCCGGGCGGAAGCCCTTGGGAAGCCTCCGAACCGGAAGAAGGGGCAGAAGCGAGGGGGCGCCAGGCATAGAGTTTTGATCCGGCATGGGCGAAGAAATAGAGATCGCTGCCGATCCTGCCATGCCATAAGCCATTAACAGGGCCGTCTAAGGTAAAGACAGTGCGCCAGCCCGGTCTTTTTTCGGGATTGCCGCCGTTATCGGAAATCAGGTTGGGGCACCAGGGAGAAAAGTCCTGACCGATCTGGGAAGGGTCAGCGCTCATATCGACGCCTTTGAGCTTAATATATTTAGCGGTTTGTCTGGGAGGGGTTTGGGCGCGCAAATGGGTCGCTTTCATGAAACACCTCCAAGGGATGGGACAGGATAAACATCAGAAATAGGTTCTGGGATTAAACGCATACAGAGGTTGACAGCATCCGCATATTTCGCATTATAATTGATGGCTCTGGCATCTTCCTCGTCAGCCAAAAGGAGGTTGGTAGCCAGCCCGTAAGGCAAAGCGGCCCTGCACAATTCGGGTTCAAAAAGGATCTCATCATCTAAATTTTTAAACTGGGGCCATACTTCCAAGGGTGGCAAACCCTTGGAAGCCCGCAGTTCATTATTGATGTCAAACACTTCTGGGACCATGCTGGAAAGGATGACAGGGGCCTGTATGATATAATCGGGGGCAGAACCTTCCGACTCAAAGAGAAGGGACAAGGAAGTATTTAGAATATCCCGTACAGTGAGCAAGGGAAAGCCTCCTTTTAAGATCTGTTAACCTGGGCCACAGGGGAAGGGAAAGCGCTGCCATCCGGGAGGAAAGCGTAAGCCTTGAGAACGTCACCGGCCTGGCCCAACCCGGAAGTGCTGGCAGTAATCTGGATGCTGCTGGCACTGTAACGTGGATCGGAGCCGTCCAGGGTATATTTGACGGTAGAGCCGGAAGGGACGGTAACAGCGCCGGCAGCAGTGAGTGAGGGAGCCGTTAAAACGGAGCCATTGCCGGAGCTGGTATCCACCTCCACATAAATGCCGTTGGCTTTCGCGCCGATTACGAAGCAGTCGTAATAGAAGCGGCCTTCCAGCAGATTACCGGACAGACCTGGAGGGTCAGTATGTATTTTCGTATCAGCGATTTTGCTGGGGGCAGTGGCAGCGCTTTTATGAACGATCATAAAGTTTACATTTTTAGGGAAGCGGCTGGAAATGACTTTAACAACAGGCATATTGTCATATTCCCCCACCTGGCCTTTGGCCAAAGCCTTGCGGCCCAAGGCTTCATTCTTAATAAATTCATCGGATAAGCGGAGGAGCTTGTAAACAGCAGGCGTAACGAAAAGGGTGCGGCCGCTTTCAGGAACTTCGGCGTCGTCAAGAACATGGGTACCCTCTGAAATACGCTCACAAATATTAGATTTTGAGAGAGGGGTTGCGTTGCCGACAATAGAACCGGCCATAGAGGCAAGGCGGCTGAAGGTATACTTATCTTTTTCCGGGACGACCCGTTCTTTGATTTCCAAAGCCAGAACCTTGGCGGCACCTTTTGTGCCATTCTGATCGAGATTATTTCCTTTATCAATGGTCATGGTAAAGCTTTTGTCCTGTGACATGGTAAGCTCTTGGACGGTATCCTGAACTTCTTCAGGGCTGCCATAGCGGTTAAGGCCCTGACGGTTGTAATCGTTCAAAGGTACTGTAACGATGGTGGAAATTTTAACTGTTTTAGCGCCAGAGAAGCTGTACTGGTCATTGAGCCTGCCGTCAGCGAAAGATTCACGGACGAAAACCTCAGCCACTTTAGGGGCGAATTTATCATGTAAATAAATAGCCAAAAGAGAAACACTCCTTTATCAAAAAAATTTAGTCATTAAAGACAGAAAGGAAAGCAGATAAAGCGCTGTCCATTTCACCGTTTCCCAATCCGGAAGCGCTGCCGGTACATTTATCCCGGAGGGCCTGCTGCTGGGAGAGGATCTGCTGGGAAGCCTGCTGCTGGGACAAGATATAGTCCTGATAAGCCACCACGGGATGGATACCCTGTTGAATTCTGGCAGCGACCTCCTGGGGCAGGTTAGCGGGGTCATGGAGCTGCGGGAATCGGTCTAGGAGTTCGCGGTAAGGGGCCAGCCTTAAATTTTTCTGGTGCTGGATCTGCAAATGCTGGCGGAAAGCCTCCGGTTCCAGACCCTGCCGCAGAGCTTCCTGCTGGATATAAGCATTTTGGAGATCGCTGTTCAAAGCAGAAAGAAGCTGCTGACGGGACATGCCGGAAAGCTGGGCGTACTGGTCGAGCAGGGCAGTTTCCTGGCGGAGCTGCAAGACTTCGGAAGCCGCCTGCTGGGCAAAGGAAAGGGAACGGTTCAAATCCTCCACAGACATCACTTGCCCATTGATTTCTACAGAAGGGGGATCTGGCTCCAGGGAGTCAATCTCATCCTCCGGAGGATTTTCCCAATCCTCCCCATTCTGATGATCGAAATCTTGGTCTGTATCATCAAAAGCGGAAGGAGTGGGATCGGAAGCCTCCTGAAACTGGGCGGTATCGGATAAAGTGCTGTCAGAAGGGGAAAAAGCATCATCCATTGGGATTTTGATCCTCCTGTTCGGTTAAGATTTGTCCAAATTGGGAACATTGGGGATTGCGGCAAATATATTGCAGGGTATCATTTTCGCAGCGCTTAACATCGACAGCAGCGCCGCATTGGGGACAAAGATCCAAAGCTTTCACGACCTTTCCTGGAATTCATTTGTTGAATTAGGAGATAAATTTTGTTGTTCTTTGAGTTTGGCAATCATTTTGGCTTTATTTTTGATATAGCCGTCAGGGATGCTGTCCAGGTAGGTAATGGGATCGGAAATGATGCCATTTTGGAGCAGGTTATCCATGGTCTGAACCTGAGCGAGTTCACTCCAAAAGCTTCCGGCGCCCACATCCACATCCAGTTTAAGCTGTAAATATTCCAACTGGGAGAAATCGGTTAATTGCGGGAAAGACTCCCCCTCCTGATTGGAAGTATTGACATAGCGGAGGCCGTAATCGACGCGCATAATTTCCAAAAAAATGCGGATATATTGTTCGACGAAATCATAGAAAGCCATGCGTTGGAGTTCCAGAGGCATCTGGGCACTTTTCTGGACAGCAATGATAGCGCTGGTATTATCGGGGCGGATATTCCCCAAAGCGGCGTCGGAAGCGCCCATAGTATCTCTGGTATAAGAGATGGTTTTTTCGATGAGGGAAATGACCTGGTTGCTCATATCAGCGCCGCCTAAATTGGCGCAAAGGGCAAGGTTTGGATCGCCATTCACGGGGATAGCCTCACCGGCGCGGTTGCTCCAGCCTCCGGGGAGCAAAGCGCGGTTGTAAGCGATTTTAGGGAAAGCCATTTTTTTGACATGTTCCATGCACATGGCGTAAAGCTTGTTAATAAAGATTTGGTTTGGGATGAGTCCGGTAATGCAGCTTTGTCCATGGTAGCAATTTTTGACCCGGTCCCAGCACCACCAAGCCAGGGGATACAATTTGTAGCCCAGCTTAACAGGGGGACGCAGAACAGCATTTTTGCATACTTTGCAGAACCATACAACACCATCCTGTTTCCAGAAGCGGAGCAAAGTTGTGACTTTCCCGTGTTCCAGCTGGCGGTTAATGCCATTGGGATCGTCATCGGAATGGATAGATTCGGGATCGCCGCCAAAGGAGAGGGCTTCTTTTCTGGCCTCCTCCAGCATGACTCTGCGGGCAATGAGAATAGAAGGCTGGCGCTGAATATCCTCGACCTGAGGGTTGCCGAAATAAACATTTGTATTTTCGATGACTTCGGCAACGATTTCGCCGGTTGAGAAGGAACCCTGGGCCCGGTCAGGATCGTACCAAATATAAAGGCAGGCGTCGCCATCCACAGCAGCGTCACGGATGCAGTCACGGTTTTTTGCTTTGAGCCGGTTATTTTCGATCACGCGGTCAAATTCGGAAGAAACGGCGCGGAGCAAAGCTTCGGTAGAAGGGGTTTCGTCACCGAAAGCGCTGACCTGGGCAGAAACGTCATCGGAAGCGATGGTAGAAATGAAATAGCTGACCACCCGTTTCAGGATGTTAAAAGTAGGCTTGTCCAGATCGGGAGCGAGGACGCCTTCCCATTGTTTTCCGATAAAGAAATTTTCATTTTGGCGGACGGTATCATAAAGGCCCAGATCGGTGTTATAGCTGACGCCGCGTTCATATTCCTCCCAAATTTTTTCCGGAGAAAGGGAAGGAGATCCAGCGTCCATTTAGGCAACCTCCTTTTCAGGGGATTGCGGCTTTCCGGAATAATCCAGTAAACAGTTCCATTGGGAAGCGCGGTCCGATTCCAGGGCAGCGATACGGGAAAGGAGGGCATTATTTTTTTCTGAAAGGGCAGCAGCCTCTTTTTGGGCGGATTCCCAGGCAGCCTGGAAGCGGGCAGCCTCCTGCCGGGCCTGGTTCAAGTCCTCCAGTGATGGGGGACAGAAAGCTTTCAAAAGATTTTGTAAGAAAGGGAGCATAAAGGTTTAACCTCCAAATTGCAAAAAATCCTGGATTTGGTTTTCAAAGGGGGCGGAGCCGTTTTGTACAGGCTCCAGGGGTACGGCAGCAGGCAAAGGGCGGCCGGCGACGAAATAGCGGATAGCGTCAGGGGCGTGAGTAAATTCGTGGGGTTCCGTGGCACAGTCGCTGGGATTTTTGCTGCTGACCTGTAAAGCAGGGATACTTTTAATGAGGTTTGGACAGCAGGAAAAGAAGCGCAGCGCAGCCGATTCGGAACCGGATTCATCTCGGACAGGCTTGAGCCATTCTTTGAGATCGAGCCAGCCCTGAACGCGGTTATTCTGGGCTTTGGCCAAAGGGATACCGGATTCCGCGAAAATATCAGCCACACTGCGGCCGGTATCCTGGCGGCGGTTCCACAAATCGGGGGGAGCATACCAAGCCTCTAAAGACTCACCTCCGTTTCTATGTAAAATATGTTGTGCAGCCTGGGAAATGATAAGATCGGGTTCATATAGTTCCCGGTAGACGAAAGCGCGGCCGAAGTGATCCACAGCGATCCAGTAAGCGGCCAGCATATCCAGTCCATAATCCATAGCGAAGTAGCGGCGCCACCAGGCGGGGATAGGGAACGGCTGAATAACATGTAAATCCTGTCGGAATTCTGGGAAATACTGACCGGCGAAGATATTCCAATCGCCATCCAGCCAGGCTTTGCGGAGATCGGCAGGCAAACTTTTGAGCATCTGTACATAACCGGGGTCCTGCTCCATCAAATTTTTATTATCATAAACCCTGGCAGGGATGAAGGTATAATCTTGGGGAAGTTCGCCGGATTTATAGAGCCGGTCAATAAAGAGCCGTTTAACCCAGTGATGGCCTACGCCGCCGGGATTGCAGGTGAGATAGAAACGTTTTGGAAAAGGGTTAGCACCCCGGAGACAGGCAGTAAGGGCCTGGAATTGGAACTCTGTAAATTGTGTTGCTTCATCCAGGAAGATCACATCATATTCCTGGCCCTGGTACTGGAGGATGTCAGCTTCCCGGTCACAGTAGCCGAAGCGGATGCGGGAACCGCCGGGAAAGAGGAAAGCTTTATCCGTTTCCTTATATTGGGCGATCCCCCGGAGCTGGGCCATCAAAGGGAGGATATGGTTTTCCCGGAGTTCAGGGAAAGAGCGGCGGAGCAAAAGGATGCGGATACCGGGGTAGTGCAAGGCCATAAGCATAGCTTTTTGGCGGACAGCCCAGCTTTTACCGCCGCCTCTGGCGCCGCCGTAAGCGACGAAGCGGGTAGTGGCGCGAAAGAAAAGTGCCTGTTTTGGATTTGGGGAAAGGGTAACATCCATTAAGCAGCAGCCTTTCTGGACTCCTCATCCATATGGATATCGAAAGCATTTTTTTCATCGGTGTGGCGGTTTTTTAGCTCAAAGAAAAGCTTCAGTGCATTAGATTCCCCCCTTTCCACCCCGCGGGCCAAAGATTTCCAGGCAGACAGGACAGCAGCCTGAGCGCGGGCTTGAACCTGTTTCTGAAGGTACAGAGAGAAAGCAGGATCATCAAGCCAGGAAAGGAAAACGCCTGGAGCAATCCCTCTTTGGATTAAGATTTCGTCCAAGGAGCCGTCTTCAGAAAAGAGTGCATCGACAGCATCGCGGCGGCGTTTGGTGATATGTGTGGAATCTTTCATAAAATAAAGAACCCCTCCGATCAAGTAAATTATTTTGCCTTATGTTTCCGGCAAAACAAAGATACCATGAAAGAGGGGTGACATACCATGACATTGGATCAAAAAAGAATCAAAAAATTTTAAACTAGGTAGTGTTCACATAAGTTGGATTGTGATATAATTAAAGAATAGAAATAAAGAAAGAGCAATACGAGCAAATCAAAGAGTGCTTTCCCAAACAGCGGAAACCAGCCAAAATCAGCAACCTGGACGTATTGAATGCAGTGCTATACGTAGTGGAAAATGGGTGCAAATGGAGGAGCTTGCCCAAAGAATACGGAGATTGGCACGTGATCTATGTTCGGATAAACCGCTGGGCGAAAAAGGGCGT